TGACTATGATCAAGCAGTATATAGATATACTCCCTCCGATGAAAGTATAGAGTTCTTATGGGTAATACCAGCTAAAGACGTATGTTATCATTTGCGTGATAACGCTCTTGTAGTAGATCAAAAAGAAAGAGAGCTCCTTAAATATGTGCTAGAATTCTTTGATGATACACTCATGATAAAAGCTAAGAGACTTAATGGAGAAAATCTATTAACGCCAATGTTAGAAAAGGGAGCATTATGATAGAAGAATTAAATCAGGTACAAGAGCAAATAGAGCAGCCTACTACTGAAGCCCAGCCTCAGGAACAGCAACAAGCGGCTCCTGAAGATCGCATAGAGCAATTGCGTGCAGAAAGAAAACAGCGCAATCAAGATAGAAAAGAATCTTATAAAAAAGAAGAAGAAAAACAACAGGTATTTCCTCAGGCAGAAGAAGAAGAAATACAACTAGCTGATGACGATCTTGCAGAAGGTAAGCATATAAAACGGTATGCTAAAAAAATTAAGCAATTAGAAGAAAAACTTAAATCGTATGAACAAAATAGTGCAGCATCTACTGCTGAATTAAGACTTAAATCCCAGTTCCCTGATTTTGATAAAGTAGTTACTACGGAAAATCTTGAGTTATTGAGAGATCTTGAACCTGATATAGCAATAAGTATCAATGCAAATAATGATTTATATACAAAAGCATCGGCGGCTTATAAAATGATAAAAAAATTTGGTATATATCGTGAAGATGTCTATAAACAGGACAAAGAATTGGCATATACTAATGCAACAAAACCGAGACCTCTTGCAAGCGTATCCCCACAGCAAGGTGAAAGTCCCTTAAATAGAGCGAATGCTTTTGCAAATGGGCTTACAAATGAACTAAAAGAGCAATTACTTAAAGAGATGCAAGAGGCGCGTAAAAAAGGATAATACTGCAATACCATACCTTAATACTATACAGCCTCATGTATCAAGGTATGGTATTGTTAATGATCTTTAATTATTATTCACCACTTTTCCATGAACGAGAGCCCCATGCCTCTTGTCTTCTTTTTTCTTCTTCCTTTGCTTTTTGCTCGTAGTAACCACCTTTGGCAAAACGATTAGCATATTCTTGTTCCATAGTGTACATCGAATTTTGATTACTATTCATTCCCCAATTCCATAATGCTTGATTTCTCTGTTTCATTGCTTCTTCTTCTCGTATTCTTTGTTGTTGTTTTTCATACTCTCCCATTTGATAAAAAGGAACATAACCTGGTGTTTTAGATGACCCATCATCCTGTGGAGTTGATTTTCCTGATGGATCATTCAATGGTGGAGCGCTAGGAAGTGGAGGAAATGGTGTTTTTGAGTGAGGATCTATTGCAGCAATAGGTTTACCGTTTATATCAAATCCATCTATAGGCTTTTTATTTTTATCTACGACATCTATTTTTATCGCATGTATAATTTTTCCATCTTTTGTCTTTAAAGGATTTCTTGCATTTGCTTTTACCCTTAAGGTCCCATCAGGCATTTGATCATAATTGTCTCTTATTTGCGCATCTTTTTTAAATTCTATTCTTTCTGTACGCGGACTTTTTTCATAATGAGGAGGCTCAACAGACTCGTGATGCTTTTTTGAGGGTTCTTCTGGCTTCTTTTCAGGTGGTTTTTGATTATTGCCGTTACCGTTATTGCCGTTATTATTTGGCATCTTAAGGGGAGGCACAGCGCCTTTATTTTGTGGTTTTCTACTTTTACCCGTATGGGTTTCAGTTTTAGGGCGATCACCTGCTACCGATCTTGCATTTTGGTTAGATTGTCTAGTAGGATCTGGTGTTTTTGGAGTGGGTGTAGAAGGCCCATTTTGAAGGGCAGCAGCTACTGCGTCTTTTCCTGCTTTAATTTCTGGAGCTTTTGCAACTTTCATTTCTTCATGTGCTGCAATCCGTTTTTCTGTAAAGGTAGCCGGTGCACTTTGAGCCTTAGGCGCTTCTTGCACAACTGGTACAACTTCTGTTTTAACTGTTGTGGTTGTAGTAACTGGCGGTGTAATTAATGCTTTTCTTTCTCGTGCCAACCTTTCTTCTTCTCTTGCAAGAGCAGCTTTATCTTCAATGGCACAATGAGCACAATTATGCCCACCATGATTTAAGCGATGATCTTTAGAAGTGTTATGATTTGCAAATTGTTGCATTTCTTTCTGTGTCTGAAATGTAGTAATTGGAGGAGTCTGGGTCATTGTATTAACATTTTGTTTTCCAATAAAACCAGGAGGAGATGCGTTAGTATTAGTGCTTGCAGTAGCATTAACTACCGTCTGTGTATTGTTATTAACTGGAGCAGCAGTTGGAACTGAAGCAGCAGGGGCACTTTTAAATCCGCCTAATAGCCAATAAGCAAAACCAGCAGCTGCCACAGCGGGAAGCGCCCCGGTTCCTACTACAAGTGCACCAGCGGCAACTAATAAGCCACCGGCAGTGGGTATATCTCCTTGAGATGCTTTATCGACTGCCTGTTTACCTACAGCAGCAGCTACCGTAATAGTATCCGGTGTCATTTTTACATCTACCGGCTTAGGTTGCACGATAAAATGATATTTAGACTTCTCTTCCGGTGTAGGTATTACCGCCATAAGAGGAATACAAACAATACAGGATAACAATAAGAAAATAGAAAGATACTTACGCATGAGCGCATCCTTGATGTGGTTAAGGAAAAAATAAAACACTACTGTTTAAGCAGTATATACCTCTGCATAATAATGTATATACATATATAAAAAAAATTATTAATTCTTTATATATACAAAATAGTAGGCGCTTGATTTTAAGAAGTGTATTAGATTACTATAAAAGAGACCGTATAGAGCTTCGTCAACTCACTGACCGTACAGAGCTTCGTCAGCTCACATTTCTGGCCGTAGAGAGACTCGACCATCTCATGACCGTATCTAAGCCTCGTCAGCTTTAAAAAATATAAAGTTTAATTTTAAGGAACTCTCATGGCAATAACAACTACTTCAGTTTTGCCAGCACCAGTTCAGCAGAGCTTTAGTTATAAACTGCTGTCTGTACCTGTGCCGAACATGATCCACAAGATTCCTGCTATGCGCAAAGAAATGCCGCGTAATGGTGGTACAACATTGCGTATGCGTAGATACAATCCTTTACAAACTGCGATGGTCCCTCTTGGAAATTCAGGCGTAACGCCTCCCGCTCAAACATTAACAGCGGTAAACATAGACGCTACGATGAGTTTCTATGGCACCTACGTACAGATAAACGAGCAGGTTACCTTACAAAACCAAGATCCTGTACTTAATGAATGTGCAGCACGTCTTGGCGTGTCGCTTCGTCAAACTGAAGATCAATTGACTAGAGACATGTTGGCTTCTACCGCAAGTTTCATCAATTCTACTGGCGGAGTAAATGGGGATACTCCAACTGAAATTACCCGTTCTGATGTTGATGAAGTAGTACGTGCATTACTTAATAATAATGCGTATACCATACTTGATAACATTGAAGGTGAAGATAAGTTCGGTACAGCACCAGTTCGTGACGCATATTTTGCATTATGTTCAACCCAACTTACGGGTGATTTAGATGCAGTATCAGGATTTATTCAAAAGAATCAATATCCGTCACCGATGGAAGCATTACGTTCTGAATGGGGTGCTATTGGAAACCTTCGTTTCTTAATATCATCTATTGGGTCTGTATCCGTAGGTGCATCTAATTTAGGTGCTAATGTATACAATATCTTCTGTGTAGGTATGGAAGCATATGCATGCATTGAACAAGATGGCTATAGTGCTGCATTTATTTATAGACCACCTATATATGATGGACCATTGGCATTGAATGCTTCGGTAGGCTACAAATTTGCTGAGGTTCCACGCATAACAAATGATCTATGGGTTATTAACTTGCGTGCAACGCTCGCATAAAGGAGACATTCATGGATGGTACAATAATTGGACAAGGTTCATTTACTGCGCAGTTCTCTGGCGCAAATCCCAATCCGGGAAGCGCTTCAGATCAAGCTGCAATGTTAAAGATAATCGAAATTCCTTCTGGAGCTGATTGGGTGAAAGTGTATAACTACACCAAAGCAGGAGCAGATGGACAAGTAGATGTTTATTTTCAAGGTACAGCTAATGCAAGTGCTGGTGTTGAATTCTACTGGCAAAGAGGCATGGCACCTGGTACAGGTATAGTACGCTATAAAGGTGATGGCGTTGCTACCCTTTCTGAAGATACGATGGTTAGTGGTGGGTTTACCCTTTATGACCCGATTGCTAATGCAGTGGGTACTATAAATGCAACCATAACCGCGATATCTAATGCGGCTATTCCCGTTGTATCTAACTCAGGTACTAATGGCTTGCTGCCAGGAGATATCGTTAGACTTACTAATGTAATTAATGCGCAACAATTAGGTGGCCTTGATTTCACGGTAGGATATAATACGCTTACTGCGGGTACTTTCTCTCTTGATTATATGTCTCAGCTTGCATTAGCTGGTACGACAGGATCATGGAGAAAGATCAACTTTGAGCCTATTTTCTATCCTCGTCATCGCTTTATTTCTAAAATAACCCAAGCGCTTCAAGCAGTAGTTACGCTGACGGTGACACACGGATTTACCGTTGGTCAAGAGGTTCGCGTTGTAGTGCCTGATGCATATGGCATGGTAGAAATAGATGGGTTGTCAGCAACAATCGTTGCTATTGATACAACACCTGCTACCGGCAATACTATTACGTTGGACATTGATAGCACTACGTTTACTGCATTCGCATTCCCAGTAAACGCTGATGTGCCGTTTAGTCCTGCTATGATAGTGCCTATAGGTGAAGCAGCAACTGCTCCTTGGCAAAATCTATTAGATGACGCAACCATTAATACTGCATTCCTTGGTATGATATTGGGTGCGGGTGGTAATGGTAATGCATTAACAACTCCTCTGAGTGGGCCTGCGGGCACCGTACATTTCTCTGCTGCAGATGCAATAGATGCACGAGATACAATGTTCTGGGTTGCAGGTAAGTCTACATACGGCGGTTTATAATAGAAAAATATAGGTATGGATCGGAGAGACCCATACCTATTACCTAAAAGGAATACCATGTCAAAAGTTGCAACTAATCCAGCAAAAGTAGATGCTCCACGTCCTATAGATAGGCATTCCATAGATCGTGATGAGCAAAAAAAGAAAATGAAATATTTGAGGGATAAGGATCGTGAATTAGTAAAAGGAATATTTAGATTTTATGAAGTTCCTGGTGGGACGATGGCTTTTGTTATAAAGCTTTATAAAGAAGACCAAACAGAACGCTATGAGCTTGTTGATGGGGAAATATATACGATTCCTTTAGGCGTTGCTAAGCATTTGAATAAAAATGGATGGTACCCTATTTATAAGCATGTTAAAGGTGAA